GATCAAGAAATGCTTTCGCAAGTTCCTGACCCCCAAGGCCAACCCTGACCACAAACTTTATCCAGCCACAGACTGGATATTAAAATTGCATACTACGATTCAAACAAAATACTGTCAACAGAAAAATTCACATTATGCTGTTAATCGCATTTTTTTCTGTTGCTCACGCAACTCACGGAACAACTTAGTGTTCTTTGCTGTTGCTGCTGCTTGAATCCTTACTTCAAGATCATCGGCACTGCCTCCGCCACCACCAGGAATAAATCCGGCAGATTGAGAAGCGGGCCAGTAATGAGGTGATGTCTTCTTCAGATTTTCGATCCAGTTCTCAGGAGTAAGAACTTTTTCATCTTCAGTCTTCCGAAGTTTGCCATTGTGATCTCTGGACTCTACAGATTTTTCATCTTCTGCTACTGAGAATAGATTCCGACCTTTATTCAGGACATCTTCCATTGCAGCAGGTAGCACCCCTGCTTTTGATGCTGCTCTACGGATGTTGTTATCAATAACCAAATCCGCATACATGGTTTTGTACTTCGTGGATGAAATTTCGTGCATTTCCAGTTTGGTATTCAGTTCTTTAGTCTGCTCTTCAAATTCTGTGAGCTTGGTCGAAAGTCGCCGCTGAATAACATCTTCAAATTTTCCGTCACGGAGCATTTGCATTTCCTCGTTTTCACTGATGAGCTTCAGTGCCTGCAAAGCTTCCTCAGGATTCGTTATCCCCTGGAAACGTTCCTGAAGTTTCTTCTTCTCATCAAGTAACTTGGAGTGGCTTGCTTTCAGACCAGATGTTGCTTTATCAATCTCAGATTGCAGAGTGGTATTGAAGTTTTTCTTCTCTTCCTCAATAGAGGAATTGTACTCTTCAATAGCTTTCTGGCGCAAATCCGGGTCTTCAATGTAATCAAACGATGGCATTTTAACATCCTCCTCAGGAGTTTTAAGTTGGCTCACAGAGCCTTAGTTATCTACTGCATCAGAAGCAGCAGCTTTATCCGAAACCGGAGTAGCTGCTGTTTTCTTGGATGTCTTTTTATCAGGGGACTTTTTCAGATCCTGATCCTCATCGCCATCCTCATTCTGATTTCCATTATTATCTAAAGGATCGGGTTTGTCAAGAATATTATTTTCTTTGAGGTACAAGAATGAACAGGAAGTAGAATTGCATCCATTCCAATTTAACTCTACTTCCTTATTATATCTTGCTTTGACGGCATCAACAAAATTAATAAATGACCCTATCATTTTCATCTTTCCGTTTATTCCTATTTGAGCAACCCACTTATTTTCATTCTTCCTAAATGTAACACCCTTAACACCAGATGTATTATTCTTCAATGGCTTTGCATTTCTGGCATTGCATTGATAGGAAACCTCTCTTAAATTTTCAATTTTATTATTTAATGGGTTCCTATCAATGTGATCTATAAATAACTCAGATATATACCCATGATGCCAAAGAAATATCAAAATATGGGCAGGAAATAATACAGAGTCAACAGACGTATATAAGCGTCCATTTCCACTGAGACTTCCTACAGTTGATCCCACTTTTGAGCTATTGCTTGTAGCTATCTTTCTGATTAAACACCCGTCTTTTGAATTATAATCAAACAATTCTCTTACTCTTTCTGGTGCAATTTTATTCTTCATATTTACTCCTCTAATTTTTGATTATCATCGGAATCAGATGGAATAGACTGATCTTCTGTACTATCCTCAGTATCTTGAATTTCTTCTTTCTTATCAAGTCCCAATTGTGATTTTAATTTAATATTTTCTTCTACCATCTTTTTGTACTCAGTATAATTAATGGTTTGATCAAGTAAACCTGAAGAAACCAAATAACGATGGACAATTTCAAGAGGAATAACTCCGGAGTCAGCAAACCCTGTAACAAGTTCTTTCATCAAAGCAGAATCAGGTATACCAAAGGTCAATGAAGATGGTGCATCAGGATATACTTCATCAGGATTCAATCCTGCCCATTTGCACATCATTTTCAATCCCTGTATCAATGCCGTCAATACAGATAGATATGTAGAATACAATGTTGCTGATTGTGTGGCTTGTCTGATCCTTAATGCTTCTGCTGCTTCAACACCTTTTCGAGCATCAAGAATAGAAACACCATGACGAATAGCTTCCTCATACAATGAGTCAATATGACCCTTAACATGTGTTAATGCTGCTGTATCTGTAGTGGTATAGAATACTCTCGCCATCTCATTAGGAATGACGATCATAACAGATGACCCTACTACATTTGGCATATTAGCATCATTGATTGCACCTGTTACTACAAGAGTGGGATTGCAAGAAAGGAACTCACTATTTGCAAGATCAGCTTCCTTTCTGTAAATCTGAACAGAACAATTAGCAACAGAAATCAATGGAATTGGTTGCATATTGAAACTGTTGTTAATTGATCCGGCAAGAAATAGAGGAATTTCATCGAGTACTTTTCCCATGTATGTAGGAACAATCTCTCTGGTGAATCCATCAATACCCATTTCTCCAAATACAGACACTTTGAAAATATCCTTCTCTTCCCCGTTCTCATCTCTGTATCGTTCAAGATGCATTATCTTGTAAATCTCATTTGCAGAACTGGAAAAGATGTTAGCTGGATCTTCTTTGTCCTCTTCTTTCAGTACAGCTATTGCTACACTTTTAACTGTATCACGAACAGATGACTTCCAGTTTGTAAGATCTTCAGCCTTGTACTGAACAAATCTGAATTCATTCTTGTCAGCTATAACATCAATAGCTAGAGGGACACGACCGGTCTGAAATACTTCAATGATCACATCCATAAACAACTGCTTCAGAGTTCTACCATCTTTTGTAGCTTCTTTCAGAATATACTCCAGACCTTTAGGAAGATTGAATTCAGGAAGTTTAGTGATGATTACACCTAATGCACCAGAAAGAGCATACGGAGCTATTAAAGGGAAATGCGCTCTCTCAATGTATGCATCATATGCTTTAGCATATCTACCAGCCATACCATCAGGACGAGGAAGATATGTCTCTCTTTTGGATTTGATGACATCTTCACCCTTCATACAATCACGAACTCTAGTCCATTCTTTAAGACGCAATCCGTATTCTGCGTGACGAGTAGAAACAGCAGTCCTATTTAATCTCATCAGAGAGTTAGTGCTGTTGGAAAAATTTACACCTGTGGTTGATACAATATCTTTACCTGTGGTTTTCTTTTTTGTGATTTTCTTAATCATGATCCCACCTTCCCTAAACTTATTCCCATTGCTTTCCTAGAAACCAAATACCGAAGTGAGTCACATGCATGATCTTCCAAGTCAGTATTAGAAACTAAGCATCCATTAGCATAATATAAATGAGCTTGTTCTGTTGTTAAATTATATACTATTTCTTCTCCTGAGTTCCCATCCACATTTATAACCACAAGTTCTAGTTTCTTTTTTACTATTTGGTTTTGTCCAGAAAAATTCCCCACAAATTTCACATTCTTTTTGGATCTTTCCTGAAATTTGATCTCTGCATTTAATGGAACAGAATCGTTTTGTAGGATGTTTTGTAATAAACACCAGACCACAATAAATGCACGAAGTTTCTCTGATGGGAGTATTTTCACGGCACTTGATAATATTTTCTCCAAGGATTCGTTGACCCTCTTCAGTTTTTCTCCACGCTTTAAGGATTTTGTACAAATCCCCACCAACTTCATGTCTTTTTTTGAGGTGATATCTTGCGTGATCTCCTCCATGAATCTTTTTAAGATTTGAAATTCGACAGTCAGTTTTGATATGGTTTTTGTGGTGTATTTCATATCCTTTTGGAATTTTTCCAAAAGTAGCTTGCCATCTTGCTCTGTGCAATAATGTAGTTCCATCAAAAATTCCACTGTGTCGTGGATGGCATTCAAAATATCCACCGTCATTACTGGTAAATTTGATCCCTTTAAAATAGGTGATGAGTTTTCCCACAATGAATCTCCTTCAATTAAATTACATAAAGGAACTAAGCCTTTATTATTTACAAATACTTTATGATCATGTGTGCCTTGCAGAATTCTTCCATCTGATAAGTTCACCTTGCATGTATTAGAACTTCCTGAAATATCACATTTCAATATCTTTCGATACCCTATAGGAGTCAATGCTAAATCATCGGTAGTAATTTCCTCTATTGGAACTTCCCCTCTCAGACAACTTACAAGTGTCCCTGCCACAAAACAATTAATATCCTCTGGTTTCTTTTCATCTCTTTGCATCTCAGGTAATGTCCTGATATGGTGATGTGCTTGAGTAAAAAAGTATAGATGAGGAGATTCAACATCTTGTCTGATAGCAGAACCAAGCATCTGTCTCATTAAAGACCAACCTGAAACTCTCGATCCTGATCCTTTGTATGCTCGTACCCAATAACAATTCAATGGGTGTGCCGCCATTGACATGCCAATACTTTTTCCGTCCTTGACATCATAGATACTGGTATCTGCTGGTCCTGGTTCAACAATTAATCCATACTCGATTTTTATTGTTTCTTCAACTTCTTTTATCCTTCGGACGATTTCTGTAGAGTCTGCACGATCACCCTCATTTGCTTTTCCTGTCCATCCGTAGATTTCAGTAATGACAATGACTGAATCTTTTGGGATATAAGGAAGAGTAATTCCAGTAACTGGTTCTGGTTGTTCACCATTTGATTCAACAGCAAAAGTTACACACCAAGGTTTGGAAGAACCCCAGTCAAAACTCCTTAATGCAGCCCAAGATTTAGGAATTTTGAATTTAGGAAGAATATGAATCTTTGGTCTCCAAACATCAGTAAAGAAACCACCAATGATCAAATCCCAAGATCCTTTAATCCACGCCTTTCTCAGCATTTCATTGTCTTGGGTCATCTGCATCATCTTTGCACGATACAAAGGATCTGCATCAAGCAGAACCTTGTTGTCCATCATATCAACAAAGATGTGAGTCCTGGTAATTATAGCTTTCTCTTTATGTTCAACACCAAATTTATCAGCCCAAGAAAGATCCATCTCTTCACGATAAACTCTTCCTTCACTGACTGATTCAATGAATCTCATCTTAACCCAAGAGTGACCAGGGCCACTCGGATTACAGGTAGAACGATAACTTTTAGGAACTTTAGGATTTGAACAACGGTTACAGGACATTAATTTAAGGTAGATGTCAGGGATTGCATGATTGGTAAGCTCTTCCCATCCAATCCACGGATATTCATGACCATGATACTGATCATAATCCGACATTACCCGAGCATAGTTGAACCAAAGAGTCTCCCCATCTTTGAATTTCCATCTCTTGGTGCTTTCATTG